AGATGTTTTTAGAGGACAAACTATTTACTGCTTTACCAAATCTAAATACGTGGTTATTAACTAATTTTAATCAATTAAATCGGTACGCAAAGAAAACACATGAGTGAAACTTTAGTAAAATTTGGAACTTCATTTCAATCAAAGATAATAGCTTCATTATTATCTGATAAGAAATTTATACAAACAATAATGGACATTATAAAGCCATCCATGTTTGATTCAGATTCAAACAAGTGGTTGGTAAAACATATTCAAGAATATTATTTTGAGTATAAAAAGCAACCAACGTTAGAGGTACTAAAATGTGGTGTTGAAGAAATCGATAATGATATATTAAAATCAGGCGTAGTAGAAAAATTAAGAGAGACTTGGAAGCACATCGAGGCTACTGATTTAGATTTTGTTCAAAAGAAGACTTTAGATTTTTGTAAAAATCAAACACTAAAAAGCGCCATATTAGAATCGGTGGACTTATTAGAGAATAAAGATTATGATGGTATAAAAAATATTATTGATGAAGCTATGAAAGCTGGAACTACGAAAGATTTAGGACATGATTATATTGAGTCTTTTAAATCAAGACTTGAAGAGTCTGCTAGAACCACAGTTAAAACTCCTTGGGATGTTGTTAATGATATTATGGATGGTGGTTTAGGTGCAGGTGAATTAGGTGTAATAGTTGCGCCAGCTGGTATTGGTAAGTCTTGGACTTTACAATCTTTAGGTAGTAGTGTTTTGAAAAACAAAGGTGTGATAGTTCACTATACTTTAGAATTGAATGAGAACTATGTAGGTTTGAGATATGATTCTATTTTTAGTGGTGTGACTACAGCAAATATCAAATATCATAAAGAAGATGTTGAGTCTAAAATAAAGAAGTTAAATGGTAAGTTATTAATAAAATATTTCCCAACAAAATCAGCTACAGTACAAACAATAGGTTCACACCTAAAACAGATAGAACTAAGTGGTATCAAGGTTGATATGGCTTTGGTTGATTATGCAGATATTCTAATGCCTACAGGTAACTTTAAAGAAAAAAGACATGCGATAGGTAATATTTATGAAGACCTAAGAGGTTTGGCTGGTGAGATGGAGATTCCGATATGGACAGCATCACAGGCTAATCGTTCAGCATTAGAAGAGGATGTTATTGGGGCAGATAAGGTGGCTGAGGATTATAGTAAGGTCATGACCGCTGACTTTGTTATGAGTATGAGTCGTAAGGTCGAAGATAAGATAGCTAACACAGGTCGTTTTCATGTTATAAAAAATAGGTTTGGTATAGATGGTATCACATATCCAGCGACCATAAATACTAACATAGGTCAAATTCAAGTGTTCGAAGGTAGTAGTCAGTTTGGTAAAGAGGCACAAGGTAAGATGAATAATAGTGAAGAGTTTTTAAGAAAAGAATTAGCTAACAAATATAAAGATTTTGGTAAAAATGTTGACGGATTTGAGTAAAGAGTCTTATATATATGATATTTATTTTTGTTACAAAAATGAGTTTACAAGGAGTATTTTGAATGGAAAATTTTAAGTTATCAGAAAATTTTATAGACAAGTATAAAAGGAAAAAGGCTCCTTTTGGTTTTAACGGATTAGGTGAGTTGGTTTATATGAGAACCTATTCACGAATCAAAGAAAATGAAAAAAATGAGAGATGGTGGGAAACTGTTCAAAGGGTTGTTGAAGGCACCTACACAATGCAAAAAAATCATATCGAATCTCATCAGTTAGGTTGGAATGCCTGGCAAGCACAGAAGTCTGCTCAAGAGATGTATGATAGAATATTTCACATGAAGTTCTTACCACCAGGTCGTGGTTTATGGGCTATGGGAACCGCCGTTACAGAAGAGAAAGGATTGTATGCGGCTTTAAACAATTGTGCTTTCGTATCAACAAAAACACTAAAGGAAGACTATTCAAAGCCATTTTGTTTCTTAATGGATGCAAGTATGTTAGGTGTTGGTGTAGGATTTGATACAAAGGGTGCTGGTGAAATTATCGTTAAAGGCGTTGATGAAGATAGAGAAACTACGTACGTAATACCAGACACTCGTGAGGGTTGGGTAGAATCTTTGAAATTACTATTAGAAAGTTATTTTCATGGACAACCTATGGTTGAGTTTGATTACTCAAAGGTAAGACCAGAAGGTGAACCAATCAAGGGCTTCGGTGGTGTGTCAAGTGGGCCTGAACCTTTAATGGAAGTTCATGAAGATATCAGAGAAGTATTACAAAAGAACAGTGGAGAACCAATAACAATCACAACAATAGTAGACATAATGAATCTTATAGGTAAATGTGTTGTCGCTGGTAATGTAAGAAGAACAGCAGAGATTGTATTCGGTGACCCATACAACGAAGAATACTTAGATTTAAAAAATTACAAAGTAAATCCACATAGAGACCAATATGGTTGGACATCAAACAACTCAATATTCGCAGAGTTAGGTATGGATTATACAGAGGTTTCTAAGAGAGTTGTAGATAATGGTGAACCAGGTTTTGCTTGGTTAGATAACATGAGACATTACTCAAGGATGAAGAATGGTGGTGATAATAAAGACCATAGAGTTATGGGTGGTAATCCTTGTTTAGAACAATCATTAGAATCATATGAGCTATGTTGTCTTGTAGAAACATTTCCAAACAATCATGATTCATTAGAGGATTATCAACGTACCCTTAAATATGCATATCTGTATGCTAAGACGGTAACTCTTGGTAGAACTCATTGGTCGGATACAAATAGGGTTATGTTAAGAAACAGACGAATCGGTTGTTCAGTAAGTGGTGTCGCTCAATTTATTACCAAACGTGGTATCCATGAATTAAGAGATTGGTTAGAGGGTGGTTATGATACGATTCAAGAATGGGATAAACAATATTCAGATTGGTTTGCAGTACCAAAGTCAATCAAGACTACCTCAGTAAAACCAAGTGGTACGGTATCTCTTTTAGCAGGTGCTACACCAGGTCTTCATTATCCTGAATCACGATTCTACATTAGAAGAATCAGATTATCAAAACATTCAGAGTTGATTGAACCACTAAAAAAAGCAGGTTATAAGATTGAACCAGCATTTGGTTCAGAGGACACAACAATGGTTGTAGAGGTGCCAGTAGATGTAGGTGAGGGAATACGAACGGCGGGAGAACTCTCTATTTGGGAACAATTTAACATAGCAGCTTTTATGCAGAGACATTGGGCTGATAACCAAGTTAGTTGCACAGTGACGTTCGACCCACAGACAGAGGGAGAACAGATACCTCACGTATTAAACTACTTTCAATATCACCTAAAAGGTATTTCATTATTACCAAGACATGATTGGGGTGCTTATCCTCAAATGCCATACGAATCCATAGAAGAGAAAGAGTATGAAAAGCAAATTAAAGGTCTCGGTAAGTTATCATTCGGAGTAATCAAGAATGAAGAAGCAGAGATAGATAAGTTCTGCAATAATGATAATTGTGAAGTACCATCTCTTACAGGTGATAATGATGACCAAGACTATGCAAATTAAAATTTCACATACAAATAGCGGACAGGCAGTAGACACACCTGTGAAAAAATGTGTCGTTCATAACAATAACAAGGAGATTCGATATGAAAAGTCGTAATCTAATTGCTATGATGATGACTCTACTCACACCGATAATGTTGTTTTCACAATCGGTAACAGGAAAAGTTACATCAGAAGCAGGAGACCCCTTACCAAATGCTAACATTGTTGTAGTAGGAACCGAATTAGGTACAATTTCAGATGAAACTGGTACATTTGTACTTGATTTAGGTGCTGGTGACTACACAATTACAGCGACGGTAATTGGGTTTAAACCACAATCACAATTTGTGAAAGTAACAGAAGCAGATACAGATTTAATGATGGCTTTTGTTCTTCCACTAAACGTGATTGAATTATCAGACGTTGAGGTTTTGGCTTCAAGGGCTGATGATAAAACACCTGTTGCTTACACAACTGTAAGTAAAGAAGAGTTAGAAGTTCGTCTTGGGTCACAAGATATTCCAATGGCTCTAAATACTACACCAAGTGTATATGCAACACAACAAGGTGGTGGTGCGGGTGATGCTCGTATCAATGTTCGTGGATTCAATCAAAGAAACGTAGCAGTTATGATTAACGGTGTTCCCCAAAATGATATGGAGAACGGATGGGTTTATTGGAGTAATTGGGACGGAGTAGCAGATGCAGCTAACTCTATTCAGTTACAAAGAGGTCTATCGGCTGTTAATTTAGCTACACCATCAATTGGTGGAACTATGAACATCATAACAAATCCAGCTGGAGCTGAAAAAGGTGGTAAATTCAAACAAGAAGGTGGTGCAGGTAATTTCTTGAAAACTACTTTTAACTACAATACTGGTTTGATGATGGGAGACAAGTTAGCATTGAGTGGAACTTTGGTTCGTAAGACTGGTGATGGTATCATCGACGCTACTTGGACAGACGCATGGGCTTATTATTTAGGTTCTAGTTTTCAGATGAATGAAAACAATAGATTTGAATTATATGCAATTGGCGCTCCACAACGTCACGGTCAAAATCTATACAAACAGAATATCGCTACTTACTCACAAGAGTTAGCTGGTGATGTCGATGGATATGATGTCAATGCTTTTGCTGACGGTGCTAAGTTCCAAACAGAAGGTGGTCGTACATTTAATCAGAATTGGGCTCCTGTAAGTTCAGACTATACAGGTAAACAATATTGGTATATGTATGGAGTTGGTGGACTATTTGGTGGTGGAAATCAAGACAGATATAACTCTGGTTTCTTAAATGAAAGAGAAAACTTCTTTCATAAGCCATTAGTAAACCTAAACCACTTTATGACTATCAACGAAAAGACAAGACTAAGTTCAGTATTGTATTGGAGTGGTGGTTCAGGTGGTGGAACTGGTACATACGGTTCATCATTTAGAAAACCAGCTGTAGATGGTGAAAGGTGGTATAGAAGTTCACCATGGGGTTGGGATTGGGATGCAGCTATTGCAACCAATTCAAACAACGTTGATGCTAACTTTGATGCGACAATGAATCGTTCAAAGGGTATTCTTCGTAACTCAATCAATCGTCAAGATACTTATGGTTTGATTTCAAAACTTAACTATGAAGTTAGTGACGAACTTGAGATTCAACTTGGTTTAGATTGGAGAACTGCAGGTATAGAACACGCTCGTGAAGTTCGTGACTTACTTGGCGGTGACTACTATGTAGACTATGCTGATGATAATGCACCTGATGGTAAAAAGGTCGGTTTAGGTGACATCATCGCTTATCACAATCACACTACAGTCGATTGGATTGGTGGATTCTTACAAGGTAACTACACTAAAGATAAACTAAATGTTTATGGTATGGGTGGAGTTTCAAGTATCAAGTATTCTTACCAAGACCACTTTACAGTTGCTGATGAAGTGATTACAGCAGATGCTATCTCAACTTTCCAAGTTAAGGGTGGAGCTATGTATGACGTAGATGATAATGTTAGTGTATTTGCTAACACAGGCTACGTTCAGAAACCACCTATCATGGATAACGTAATCTACTTTGATGGTACAGTCGCTTCAGACCCATCTAACGAAAAGTTCATCAGTTCAGAAGCTGGTGTAAACTTCAATACTGAGAATGTAGCAGTTAAAGTGAGTGCTTACAATACTGATTGGATGGATAGAAACCAAACTAAATCTGTAACAACAGGTCAAGGTGACTCAGGTGATACTGACGTGATTTTCTTGAGTGGTATCAATCAGAAACACCAAGGTCTTGAGATTGAAGCTTCAATGAAACTTAATGACATGATTCGTTTAGACGGAGCAGTATCATTTGGTAAGTGGAAGTTTGATGGAGATGCAAAAGGTAACTATCAAGAGAATGAGTACAATGATGCAGGTCAGGTAATCGGTCTAAAGACCACACCTTACTCTTATGCACTTAATGGATTATTCGTGGGTGATATGCCTCAGACAGCTTATGTCATGGGTGCAACACTTACACCAATCAAGGGTCTTAGACTACAAGGTATCTTTAAGATGTACGATAAGAACTACGCTGATTGGAGTCCAAATGCACGTGAGTATGATGGAAGTGATGCTGATGCTGATAGAGACCAAGTATGGATGGCACCAAAGTACAATCGTTTAGACCTACATGGTTCATACAAACTACCAAAAGTTGGTGGTCTTGATATGAGTCTAACTGGTCACATTTTCAACGCTCTTGACGCAGTTTATGTACAAGACGCAGTTGACAATTCACAATACAATGGTTTCGGTGATAAACTTCACCTACCACATAACGCAGAGGTATTCTTAGGAACACCACGTTATGCTAACATTGGTATAGTTGTAAATTTCTAAGTAATTTTAGGGGGGATTAATTTCCCCCCTTTTTACGGAGTATTAAATGAACGAAAAATTATATAAATATGGAGTGATATATCTTGGTACAGCCATTATGATGTTATCACCTTATTTTATAAATTCACATATAGGAAAGATAGGGATGTTAATTGGTTTAGCTCTACTTACTATTCAAACTCAAAAAACCAAACAATATAATTTATCCTTACTTAACATAGTAGGATTTTGTGGTTACTTATTCAGCTTATATCAATCACTATGAGCAAATTAATAAATTTATTCGGAGGGCC